CTTTAGATGATTTAGAAAAAGATGAAAAGTTTTTAGAAACTTCTGAAAGATTTCTAGCTTCTGTTGGTGAAAATTCTGATGATATTTTTGAGTATCTGAGAGATTCGGATTTTAATTTATATTCAGGAATGAGAAGAGCCATGCAAAGTGGCAACTTCACAGAGCAACAAAAGAAAGACTACGCATATCTACGTAACGAATTTGATAACGCTGACCTAGGAAGTTTAAAACAATTTGCTGGTTTGATAGGTGATGCAGGTATTGATATTGCTACCGATCCTACCGTAATCGTTGCTGCACTTGCTGCACCTTTCACAGGTGGTACTTCTTTAGCCACTAGAACTGGTATAGCTGCAACAGGATTAAAGACTGCTAAAAACTTTATAGGTCCACCAGTGCCACCAAGCTTGGCAACTGGAGCACTTAAAACTGAAGGTAAAAAATCTGTTAAAAAAGCTGCTGCTGTAACAGGTGCTGAAGTAGGTGCTTGGTTAGGTCTTGATAATCATTTCAGACAATCTACTGAATTAAATACCAATCTTAGAAAAATGTATTCTACTCCTGAGTTAGCAGGGTCGATTGCTCTTGGAGCTTTGACCGGTGGACTTATAGGTGGTGGTATACAAAAAGCAAACTTATTCTACAGTAAAATGAATAGGTTATATTCTGACCCTGATTACCTTAAAACTGAAGCTGGTAGTTTTTATGACAAAGTTTATAAAACTTTAGAATTTGGTGACAAAATAAAATCTAAAACAATTGGAGCAGCAACATCTATATTAGATACTAAGGCTAAATTTTCTCCTATCGCAAGAAAGCTCGGTAAATTAGTTAGAGAAGACTTTGATAAAAGATTAGGAACAATTACTAGGGAAAGAGTTGGGTTGGGTCATGGTGAGTTATTAGATGATTTGCGTGGCGATTACCATGCACTGTTTGATACTGCTACAGCACCTTTAAGAGTCAATGGTGTTTTAAAAGAAACCGATGAGTTAAATCTTATTAAAGTATTAAGAGGTGATAATCCTTCAAAATACAGCGAAACTGTTCAACAAGTTGCATTAGATTTAAGAGTATTGCTTAATAGAGTTTTTGATGATGCTATCGAAGCTGGACTTATAAAGCCTGATAGAAAGCTAGAAGATTACTTTCCTAGAAGTTGGAATAGAAGAGCTATTCAAGAAAACAGAGATATATTTGAAGAGTTATTAGTAAGTGAAAAGATTGTTAAAGATAGAACTAAAGCAGCAGAGCTTACTGATGAGATGCTTAATAAGAATAATGAGTTGTTTTCATCACACTCTATATTATTAACACAAGCTAGAGCTTTTAAAGATTTAAATGAAAATGTATTTGAAGACTTTTTAACGAATGACTTAAATACATTAATGAATTATTACATGAATGCTGCTAACACTATACAGCACAAGAAGAGTTTTTTACTTGAAGGATTTTCACGTAAGTCTAATGTAAATCAATTTATCGAAAGATGGATTACTCCAATGGATAGGGAGTTAAGAAAAGCAAGAGGTGGTAGAGGACTAAGCAGGTCAGAGAGAAGAGATATTGTAAATCTTTACAAGTCTGTTACAGGACAAGTAAATTATTTTGATAGTCCTGTGATGCAAGGAATTTATGATGCTACAAAATTAGCAAATGCTATGGCATATTTACCACTAGCAACAGTATCCTCTTTAACTGAGGCTATGATACCTTTAACAAAAACAGGTGGTTCTGTAACTGGTCCAGTAAAAGATGCACTGAAGGGTGTGCAAGAAGGACATAAAATATTTGTTCAAGACATTCCTCTATTGCTAAAACAGAAATATAAAATGACTGATTCACAAATTCAAAAAGAAATGAATCAAGTATTTTTAGCAATGGATGAAGCTTTTGCAGAAACAACTAACCGACTATCCGGAGAAGGATTGCAAAATGAATTTTTGAAAAAGGTTGGTAGAGGATTTTTTAGATTTAATATGTTAATACCTTGGACTAAATCAGTTCAGTTAGCATCTTTTAATATCGGTAAAAACTTAATTGAAGAACACTTGCAAACTCTTAGTAAGCTTTCAAAGGAAGGAGTAGATGTAATAACTGAAACTGCTACAAAAGATTTAAGCAGAGCTGAGATTAGAAACATACAAAAAATTAAAAGTGAATTATTTGGATTAGGTATTGATATTCAAGATGGTCTTCGTTGGATTGATGATGGTGCTAAAAGGGGATTTGGTCCTGCAAGAGAGAACAATGTATTGACAGGTGAGATAGCTTATGATGATAATTTCTATAAGTCAGTTATACAAGGTGCTGGTAGATTTGTAAATGAAGTAATTATGCCTGTTGGTAGAGATAGGGCAAGAATACCTACGTTTATGACTAATCCAAAACTAGATATCTTTACACAATTTTTAAGATATCCAACAGTGTTTAGTAACACAGTATTAAAAAACTATATCAACTCTGTTATTGTTAATCCAAAAGTAAACGCACCTAAGTTAGGAGCATTTGCTTTGTCTGCAACAAGTTTAGCATTAGCTACAAACTATTGGAGATCAAACGAAGAAAACAGAGATAGGATTGCACAAGAAGGTTTTGCTAGAAATGATGTTGTTAAAGCTTTTCAAAGAGTTGGTTTGTTAGGTCCAGTGGAATACGGTTTAAGATATGGTGATTCTCTTGAGTACACAAAAAATCCATACGTTTCAGCAGCAGGTTTAGGTGGTCCGTTAGCAAGTGATTTAACAGGATTATTTTTAGGTAGATATGGTTTAACAGAAACAGTAGCTCGTAAAACACCTTTGATAGGTACAAAACCTTTAATGAATAAATATTTTGGTGCTAACATTTTTGATCCAATTACAACTTCAGCAAGAGAGATTGATAAAGAGATTGCATATAAATTTGGGATAAAAGAAAGACCACAGTCAAGAAGATATTCTCCTACTTACGAAATGTCATATAGAAGAGAATATTCTGTAGGAGGATTAATACCTGAAGGACCTGAAGTGCCTTTTACAAAGGAAGACCCTGCATCTAGAATCAATCCATATACAGGAGAACCTTATCAAGAGGATGAAAGAACAGGTTTTAATGAAGGTGGTATAAATCAAGAAGCATTAAGAAGTGGAGTTAGACCCGGTGAATACAGATTAATGTTACGTACTAAAGAAGATATGGATAATCTAAATAACTTTGCATCTTCTTTTAAAACTGCTACTGAAAGTCGTAAGCTTGAGGATATGGATACAGCTTATGAAAACTTTACAAAGCTACCTTTTAGTTTACAAATGGCAGCTTATGGACCAAACATAACTGACTTACCTTTAAGTGCATATGAAGCAGATTATTTTAAAAGAAAGTCGAAAGCTATTGATAGTGATGTAGAGCTAACAACCGTAAGTGGTTCTCCTTCTTCGATGATATTTAACATGCCTATTGCTAGATATGAGAATGCTGAAAAGGAAATGTATGAAGGACTTAGCAAGATTTCAGCAGCCAGTACTCTTCCAGCAGCAGCCGGAGTAATCGGAACAGCTCTTAAAGGTGCAATGCTCCCCTTTATTAGACGTGGTATACAGAGTAAAATGGATACAACTGTTGGCGGTGGTGGTAGTGATGTGCCAATCACCGATGAAAAGATAGCAGAGTTAAAAAAGAAAGTAGAGTCAAATGCTAAACTAGTTGATTTAGAAACTACAGAAGGAGAATTTATTGTTTATGATACTGCTAGAGCACAAGACACACAAATACCGGGGACCAAAGCAACATATGAAAAAGCTGCAATAATAAAAAATGATTTAGGATATGAGGGTAAAGATGTTCTAGATTACGGTTCAGGTGAACATATGAACTTTGCAAGGCGAACATTAGGTGCAGAAACCTTTGAACCTTTTCCAAAACTTGAAAGAGCTAATGAGTTGGGAATACCTGATTATGTTTTAGCTAATGATATTAATAAACAATACGATTTTATAACAAGTTTCTCTGTCTTAAATACGATTACACCTAATGAAAGAGAGGTAGCGGTTCAAAATATAGGTGCTCTTTTAAAAGAAAATGGTACTGCATTAATTACTGCTAGACCATTAAGTTCTGTAAAAACTGCAAAAGCAGCAGAGACAATATCTGAATCAGAACAAATTAATACAAGTGGTATGTATCAAAAAGGATATTCTCCTCAAGAGCTAGGTAACTACTTGATAGAAGTTTTGGGCGATGATTTTGAAGTTTCCTCAATACCTTCTAAGTATAAGTTATCCGGACAAGGAGTATTGTTAAGAAAAAAACCAGCAAAACCAAATGTAGATTTAGCAGGATACTCATCAGCACTAGAGATCAAAGCTAAAGAAGCTATGAAAAATAAAAACTTTCAAACCGGTGATGATCTTATAAATTATTTATTATCTTCTAAACGTACTGGATTATCTAAACAAGAATTAGAGTTTGTTAATCTAGAAAGTCTTAAAGGTTTAAGATATACTCCTGAAGAAATTATTGAAAATATTGGTAAAGATAAACCACAACTATATAGAATCGAGAGAAGTGCAGATAATCCTTATTTTGGAACTGATGCAAAAACTTTTCAATTAGATTTAGAAGAAGATATAGAAGCTGGTAAAGTGCTTACTTTAGAAGAAAAAAATAGATTTTATAAGGCAGAAATAAATAATTTAGAGGGTATAATTCCTAACGTAAAACCACAAAACTTTCGTAACGAGCTTAATGCGGATGATATGGAAGAGTATATAGATGCAACTACAATAGTAGGTACTCAGCCTAATTTTAGATTCATAGATAGAACAGGAGAATATGAATCAAAAGATTTATTTATAAGCAGTAAAGGTTCGTATGATAATTGGTTAAGTGCATCAAAAAATATTACTTTAAGACCTATACTAAAAAACAAAAACGATATTAAAAAGTATGTAACAAAAATGACAGAAGATTACTACTCAAAACCTGAAATTCAAGAAAGATTATTTACTACGGTTGGAGAAGCTGGAAATAAGTATACTGTATTAGGAAGCGATGAATTTGGATACTCTGTTACAAGAGAAACACCTTCCGGTGAGTTTGAAGAATTAGCTGCTGAAGTACCTTTTGATGAGGCACAAATTCAAGTAAGGACAGCATCTCTAGAGGCTGGTGATTTTAGTGTTCCTGATGCTGTAGCTGATGAACCAATATATCCAAACCCTATGTTAGAAGAGCTTCAAGATATGGGTACAGAATTAGAGGTAGAAGAGTTACTTAGCAAACCTTTAATGACTAAATATGATATGTTAGGAGATTACCAACTTCCAAAAGGTGGTTCTAAAAATTATAGAGAATTTACACTTCATATCCAAAACCCAAAAACTAAGTCAAGATTTTATAGAGCTGAAGGAGCAGATTTTATACCGGATAAACATTTTGGTGGGGGAGATGAATTAGCTCATTACAGAGTAACTGAAAGAACTGATACAGAAGGAAAGCGTGTACTGTTTGTAGAAGAAATACAATCAGATATTCATGCACAAGGAAGAAAATATGGTTATGAGGAGAATGTTGCTGAAGACAGATCAGATGCTATGTATGCTGGTAAGCTTCCTGATTTTCCTTACAAAAATGATTGGGCTGATTTAGTTGTTAGAGATATTATTAAATTAGCTGCCGATGAAAATTTTGATAGAGTATCTTTTATTAATGCACAAGAGCAATTATCTCGTAATCTGAAAGATGTTAATTTATATAATAAAGCATCAGTTGTCAAGCTTCCAAAAGCAAATGATAAAATTTTAAAAGTAAAAAAAGTCTTAGATGAGCATGACAAAAAACTAAGTGAAAGCAAAAACAATGATCTGTCTTTTAAAGAATCTAGAGAAGCAGACATAAAATTTGAACAAGATTTCTTAAAAGATTTAAAAGATTTAGATGATGAATATACTAAAGCAAAAATTATAGATATTATAAAACCCGGAGAATATGACTTTAGAGATGCTAATATAGACGTAACAAATAAAAGGTTAAAAAGATTTCTTGACAGAGTGTTGTCTATAATGATTGAAGAAGTAGATGAATACGGAATAGCATCAGGTCAAACAGCTAAATTAACTCAGGCAAAAAAATATTTTGATAATATAATTGATGATAAGGATAAGTACTTAGTTGTTACTGAGGGTAAAACTTTTAGTGGAAGTGGTATGACTATGCCACAGATTTCTAACCTTAGAAAAGCTATTGATGAAGGAATAGGTGAAGAGGGTCGTGAAATTCCTTTTGATTCGTTCTCAGGGGATGTCTATGATTTTGAGTTTGTTAATAAGGATGAATTAATTAATAGATATGGTATGAATCCTAACACAAAACAAAAGTTAAAAGATGCCCTACAGTCTGAAAATGGATTTGCTAGTTTAAATGAAGATTTTTATCTTGAAGACATGGATGTATTTGTAAGAGGTAAGTTTGGGAAAAATACTAATATGACAAATGTGCTAGGAGATTATTCTAATTTATTTAATAAATATGATATTGAATTATTAGGTGGTCAAGGTAGAAAGTTTATAGATATTTATAAAGATCAAATACCTAGATCAATAAATAAATTTACTAAAAAATATGATAAGAGTAATAAGCCTAAAATAACCAACGTTTTAAGTCAGTATGAAGATAATGGTAGAGTGACTCCTAATGATATTTATAAAATTTATAAATTGTTACAAACAGATTGGCAAGACTTATCTCGTAAAGAGATTCAAGATTTTAGAAAAAATTTAGATAATCCTGATGCTTTTGATATTAAGTATATTCCTGATCCTAGAGAAAACAGTGCTATAACAATTGACATAACAGACGAGATTAAGGATGCTATAAGTAGAAGAAGGGTTACTTCAATGAAGGATGGTGGACTTGTAAAACAAATGAATAACTTAGGATTAAAATAATGAAATATAAATACTTTAAAGATTCAGAACTAGCTTGTAAACATACAGGTGAAAATGGCATGGATGTTGCATTTATGAAAGTGATCGAAGCGATACGTGAAGAGTGTGGTTTCCCTTTCAGAGTGAGTAGTGCAT